TTTACTACGCTCAGAAGGATTACACCATTCCATTATGGCTGTCTTCATGTTAGCCACAACACGATCTACTTCTTCTTCTGTAATTGGGAGAGGTTTACCATCTGAAAGTTTTTCTAGATCCTCATATATGTGTGGTACTAAAGCATGTAAGCTCATTATAATTTCCTTTGTTTAAAGCTCAGTGTTCTGAACAATAGATTTTATATCTTTAAGCGAAGCCTTGAACCACTCGCCACGTTTTTCTATCTTGTTGTTTGCTAGTTGCTCATGTACTTTTTCTTCTGCGTTCTTTCTGTTATCAAAGTACTTACAGTATTCTACCGCATAATCTCTCATAGGCGAAGATGTTTGATACCCAGAGCATCTATCGTATGCATCAATAGCTCTTCCTACTTTGAACCAGCCCTCCCAAGCAGGATTAGAGATTATATAAACATAGCCGTATGCTACAGTAGAATACTTATCTAGCGATGCGAATGCTACGCTTTCAAAAGTTTTAAATCTTCCGGGAGTGTGTAGTGGATGTGAGGCAGGGACATACTTACCGCCAACAAACATGCGATTAGAGTTTTTACGTTTATGCGCTTCGATACTTCGTCTAGCTCCGTCACTTGCTCCAACATACCACCACTTGCCGCTTTCAAAAATTGAATTTTTAACATTGGGTATAGTGCTTGTATTCATCGTGTCTACCTCTGAATTATTAGTGAGTTTCTGACCAGTTGTTTCCGACATTATAATCTCCATCTAAGGGACAGTTTAAGTTTAACATCTTGCCCGCTTCTATAATAGACTCTACTCCGAGCTTTCCTACAACATCTGCGACAGTTTCATCACACTCTATCTGCCACTCATCGTGTACATTAGCTACAAACTTAGCATCCAAATAAGTTAGTTTAGAATCTAATATTATTAGAGCCTTCTTCATTACAATAGCTCCTGCGCCCTGCAACAAAGTATTAAGTGCAGCGTGTTCAGAACGAACAGTCAAGCGCCTACCGTCTAACGCTTTAACGAATCCGCTTTTAGCTTCTCGCTGAACTCTGTCCGTAAGCTTCTTAAATGATGGGAGACCATCAAAGAAGCGTTGTCTAAGCTGCTTACCTGCTGCTCTACCTCGTCCAGCCACTGACCCAAGCTTCGCATCTCCTGCTCCGTAGAGGAGGGCATAGATGAAAGTCTTCGCCTGATTTCTTGATTCAAGTCCTGCAAGTTTTTGATTAGCGGTGTGTATGTCGCCGTTAAGGATTTCATTTGTATAGCCCTCATCGTCTAAGTAGTGTGCCAACATTCTAAGTTCTAAGCCAGAAGCATCAATACCCACAAGTTTATAGCCTTTAGGTACTGTCCAACAGGCACGACAGTCTTCACCGTAGGGCGAGCTACTGCTGGGTATCTGTGCCATGTTAGGGTGTGAGTGAGTCATACGAGATGTCACCGCACCGTTGGGATTAACGTAGCCGTGAACCCGTCCTGTGTCTTCGTTAAGTTCTTTGATCCAGCTTTTGGTTTGTGCTAAGCGTTTCTGCAACATCAAGTACTTAGCAATCATTGCAGCTTGTGGGATATTCTTAACCCTATTGAGTGTTGCTTCATCTACAATCGGCTGTCCTGTAGGTGTATGCTTACTAGGTTTCCAGCCAAAGCGAATAAGATATTCACCGATCTGTTTCCTTGAACCTAAGTTAAAAGGTATTTCAGTTTTACGTGCAATGGGCTTACAGTTTACATCAAGCGTTAGCTTCTCGTATTCTAGGTCTGTAAGCCTTGTGCCCTTTCCGTGTTGGTCTGTAGCTGTCTTAGCTACTGCACCTGTAGAAGTAAACTTAGGAGTAAGGATCTGTGTAACAACTACAGGTTTAAACTCTTCTTGTACCTCTTGTTCCAAGTCATGTAGTTTAGTTTCAAACATTGCCATCAGACCCATTACCTTCTCAACATCTAATACGAAACCATTGCTCCGCTGCTCATCAATAATCTTAGCTACAGCATGCTCTATCTGAACTGATTGGGGTGTGAATCCACGGCTCTCAACCTTGAGTGCTTCATATACTTTAGTATTAAGCAGCACATCATTCTTACAATACTCTAGCATCTCTGGAGTGTATTGTTCCCATGCACCTTCTTGTTGTCCGAAGTCGCCCTTCTTGAAACCCAACCTGTAGCCCCAGCCCTCAAGACCGTGGTTGCCTTCGCGGGTTGGCTTGAAGAGTCGTGATAGAACTAAGGTATCTACAATCTTCTTGTCGAACAGGTCTACTCCTGCAACCTTTTTAATAGCAGGGATGTCATAGCCAATTAAGTTGTGACCTATCAGTTTAGTTGCAGAGGAGAGAAGGTCATAGCCCTCTTGCAGCTGGGTGTTGTCAAACGTAAACACATCCATAGTGTCTACGTCTTGGGCCACGATACAATGAATCTTCGTGGGGTCTAAGCCGTCTGCTTCTATATCAAATACTAAGTTACTCATATTATATCTCCATCAAACTGAGAGGCATCGTAATCATCTAACTCTCTAAGCCTACCTGTCTTACCATCATACAGTAAGTTACATGCCACTCCGACATCTCCGGTGTATCTAGATTTAAGCACTCGAACCTTGGTGGTTGATGCCTCTATTTCATCTTCTGATTGCTGGTTACGTTCCAAAGCAATCACGCAATCAGATAACTGTGCAATAGACTGTGAGCCTCTAAGGTGTGATAGACCTGTCTCGATGCCGTTCTCGTGACCACGGTTCCCTTCAACTCTACGCAAGTGTGACACTAGGATCATGCCGCAGCCTGTTTCTTCTACCATAGTTCTGAGCTTGTGCATGATACTATCAATAGCTTTCCGCTCATCGTTCTCCAGTGTAGATAGAACCAACATGTGTAAGTGATCAACAACAATCCATTTACAGTCTAGACCAATGATCATGTAGCGCAGCTTGCTGAAGATGTCATCAAGATTATTGACACCGTGGTGTGCATGAATCCAAACACGACCTTCATTCTCACCCATAAAGACCTTCTTAAAGCACTCATCTAGTTGATGGTCTGTGTACTGAGACTTAACACTGTCAAGGTGTAGCTTGGCGTTAGCTTCAACGGCCATGATGCCCTCAGCAGTACGAGACCAGTTCTCCTCTAGGGCTACCACACCTACATTATCTTTGGTGTGTTTGATAAGCCAGTGTTCAATCTCTCTGGTTACAGAGGACTTACCTAAGCCTGTGCCGCCAGTGAGAGTGACTAGTTCACCTGCTCTCATGCCTTCTAACTTGCCATTGAGACCAGACCAAGGATAGGGAATAGCTGTTTTCTTTTCAGTGCGTAGCTTTTGATAAGCTCCCAGCTGATCAGATAGATTTAAAACACCAGAAGGTGTGTAGAGTTTTGCTTCCCAGAAAGCACTGACATATGCAGCATGTCTACCCTGACGCAACATATCGTTTGCATCCTTGTAGTCCACAGGCAGTGTCATGATCTTGGCTTTGCCGGGAGTTAATAGTTTTGCAATTTGTTTAGCCGCTTCCTTGCCGGGCTTATCGTTGTCGAAGTTAATGACAACAGAGTCGAACGACTCAAGATATTCAAGACTAGCTTTAACATCACGGACACCTCCCTGTGCCCCTGACTTTATTGATACTGCTGGCCACTTAGAACCCATAAGTTCGTAAGCAGCCATAGCATCGCACTCGCCTTCCACTAATGTTATAAACTTACCGCCTGCTTTAAACAGGTTCTCACCAAACAATCCAACTTCTTTAGAGCTTCCTTCCCAAGCAAAAGACTTATCTGGCTTGCGAATCTTTGAAGCTGCTAGTTCGTGTCCATTATAATAAGGGTAAACATGCTTATCAATTTGGCCTGAATTGGTAACTGTAGCTCTCACCCCATACTTTTTTGCTGTAGCTAAACTAATCTTACGATCAGCCAGCTCTACAAACCTAGCATCAGATGTTCGCTGCTGGTGTGAACTCTGTTCCATCTTACTGTTCCTTTGATAAACTTCAAAGTCCGTTATCGTGTCCGGTTCAATGTCCGGTTGGTGTACTTCCGATGTACTGTAGTTTTTAAAATACTTATTACAACTAAAGCAGAATGCAGACCCATCATCATTGATACCTGCTGCATCGCTAGAGCCGCACTCAAAGCACGGCTGGTGCATTTTAACGAAAGGCATTTGCCTTACTCCTCAGTTTGTGCAACTTCCTCTGTTGCGATAGCCTCTTCCGTAAGGTGGTTTTCTTTAAGATCATTAATCAGTGCTACAGTGGCTGCTTGCATTAAGCCTGCGGTCATTGAAGCTTCTTGTAGCTTGGCGTTTGCTTCTACCAAGTGTGAA